TTTAATTATTACTTTTAATATTAAATGTTATTTTTTTATTTAAATTCATTATGTCAAAATTATTAATTTAAACAACATTTTCAAGTACTTGTGCTTCAGTCTCAATATAGTTGCACAATTTTTCGACATTTGTTTTTTTATCAATATTATGTATCTCTAAAGTACTATATTTATTTTTCAAATATTCTAAAAGATGAAATGTTCCTTTATCTTCTAAAAAATCAGATTCTTTGTATAATAAATGTACTTTTGATTCTTCTTTATTTGTTTCATCTAAAATAAATTGTATTTTTGTAAACCAATCAGATGCCCTATTTGTATTATTGGATATGGTTTGCATATAATTCCATTTGCCATTTTTAAAAGAAAAATCAATCTTTATTTCTAAATCATCTAATTCTTTTATTGGTTTTAATAACATGTCATTCTTTATTCTTTTCTTTAAATTTTCATTTTGCCTAAATATTTGTTTCATATATTTCTTAGCACTCATTGTTGTTGTTTTTTCAATGTCTACATTGCACTCTCCTATATATCTTTTTAATAGTGTTTGAAATAAATTTTTTTCATTTTTGGTAAATGCAACATTAATTTTAGAAAAACTTAACTCCTTATTAGTATAATAATCTATTATTTTTTCTAAAAAATCTTCTTCATAATATGATCCAACATAAACATTTCCCACAATACCTGATATATCTTCTTTAGATTTTTTTAAATAAAACTCTATCATATCCTTATAGGATTTATATATCTCAAGTTCTACAGAGTTATTCATTATTGCCTTTAATTTATTTGATCTTTCATCTAGCATAAAAAAATTAACTTCTTTATTACCATATGAAAAAAATATTAATCCAACATTAACTATTTCGCCTTTTAATTGATCTGGAGAATATCTAATTATACTGTAACAGATTTTTCTTTTTGATTTATCCATTGTAATAATCCTCCTTTATAGTTTGTAAATGCACCTTTATCAGCGAGGTCTTGTATTATATATTTTACCACATATTTTTGTTTTAAAATAAATTTTTTATAATATGATATCTGCAAATTTTTGTCTATATACCATTCCTCGGGTATATTATTCATCCACTCATTTATCATATCTTCTGTAATACACATTATTTTATATACTATATCTTTAAATGAGTGGTCATCTAAGTTTTCTAAGTTTACATACTCTTCCAACACATTGAATATCTTTCCAGCTCCACAATAATTACTCCCATTAATTATTACATTTGTATACATATCAATATATTGCTTTGTAACATTTTCTAAATTTAAGCAATTTAATTTATCTGTATTATGTATAGGCCCAAAAAATGCATGACCATGATCTATGGCATATATTTTTCTTATTTCAGTTCTATCCACTAATATATTTCCTTCATTATTATACCTATCAAAATTAGCTATTAATATATCAAACGCTAATATTTTGGCAATATCTTCTCTATTACTTATTTCTTTAAAAAACTTATTCCAAGTTTTTTTCATATATGGTTTTCCCATTCGAATTAATTCTTTACAATTTTCTTTGATATTATTCTCTACATATCTAAGTTTCTCTGTAGCAAAATATTTACCTTTTTCAAATCTATATGCAAATCTTAATGTAGGATCTTCATTTACAAGTTCATTATCAACAATAGCTATTACAGCTTCTGGCATAGGCACGTCTAAATATACTCCTATTTGATATGCTAATAGCTCATTAACAAACATACAATCATACTTTGTTAAATTTCCTTCATTATCTATTTTTTCATTTTTTAATATATATTCATTTAAATCATCTCCAAGCACTAAGACAGGTCGTGTAACACCTGCACTCATACTTTCTAACACAGTTTCTACTTCAATCTCCTTCAATATATATCCCCTCCATATTATCTTTATATTCCAAAGAAAATATGGTACAATCAGCATATGATATTTGGAATATATTTTATTTTTAGAAACTACTTTGACGCCAATCACTAGTGGTTTCTTTTTTATACACTTAATGTTAATATTTTCATCTTTTGTATGTTATTCTACAAATTATTATAAATTCCTTCACAAAAATAAAAAATATGGTAGCTATAGTATAAACTACAACAACCATATTTGAGTAATATATCCTGTGTTATTTTTTAACAAATATTCAGATTACCTTGTAGGTATGAGTTTTATATTTAAATACATTTTATGTTAATGATCAACTATTTTAGGTTAATATGAAAGTTTTGATTAAAGTACATACATACTGGATATAATAAAAATAGACCAAAACATAGCACCAATATATATATATAATTCCATGCAAAAAGAACCCCTTTATTGGGGTTCTTTTTTTAAGCAAGGAGGTTGCCTAAATTATTGGTAAGCCGTTATATTTAATATTCTATAAAACTAAAAATATTCCTCCTAAATTACACCAAATAACTATTACTTGAATATAATATACTATACCTGTTAAGTACAGTCACTATTTCTGTATAATTTACCTATAAAAAGGCCCTGGATATTATTCCAGGGGTTTAATATGATCGAGTGTTTATTGATTAAGCATAGTTGCGAACTTAATCTATATCATTCTACATATATTACATAATTCCTTCATATGATTAAAATTTATATATACTGGATATAATAAAAATAGTGAACACTATACTAATCTATGTAAAAACTTCATAAAAAAGAACCCCTTTTTATTGGAGTTCTTTTTTGGGAGATATATATTTAACTTATAGCAAACTATTATATTTAATATTCTACATATGTTAAAAAATTCCTTTTGATTTTTTAAATAAATATTTTGTAATTGCAAATACTAAAAATGTACTATATATTTTCTATGCTTTGTCAATAAAAAAGAAGGTAGTTCCAATTAAGGAACTACCTTCTAAATTTAATATCTTACATATTTCCCATAGACATAACCCCCATGTGGAGGATAATAAATATGTATCCAATCTCCTTCTTTACGGTATAATTGTACTTTTGATCCATTAGGTAAAGCACCTAATATTCTACTAGATGTAGATTTCTTTTCTCTAATATTTACACCACTCGGTGTATTTATTGTACCTGTTTTACCATCTAAATTAATCCAACTACTATTATTTGTAGATGGTTGACTTGGTGTTACATTTGAAGATGTGCCTAAAACACCATTTACTATTGCCTTAGCAATTCCATTCATTCCATATTTATTAAGTATGGCTACATCTCCAGAACTATCTATGAAGCATACTTCTATATAAATTGTTTTTGCTTTAGTTCTTTTAGTTAGTGCTAAAGGTTGGTCTTTAATCCCTCTATTTCTAAAGCCTAAATTATTTAATTGCTTTAATACTCTATCTGCTTCTATTAAATACTTACCACTATAGGTATACACTTCTGATCCATAACCACCTACTGTAGTGTTAAAATGTATACAGATGTTTAAATCTGCATTTACTGAATTACATAAAGCTACTTGTTTATTTAAACTTTCTTGTAATGTTGATGCATAATCTACTCTACATATATTAGTGCTATGTCCTCTGCCTCTTAATTCTTTATCTATTTCTCCTACTAGTTGCCTTGTTAATACTTCTTCTTTTAATCCGCCTATTCCTCTAGTTCCTACATCTCCACCGCTTAATGTATGTCCTGGATTTAAATTAAATAACATAAAACATTCCTCCTAAAATTTAATAAAAAAAGAACAGGTTTATTCCTGCTCTTTACTTTCCTTTACCGCTTGTCTAGCTGAACTTTGTCCAAAATAAAACCCTATTATTAATGTAAATACACTCAAAAATTCTGTACTTGATATATTAGTTTTTAATGCTAAAATGCAAAATACTATAGTAGTTAGTAATGCTATAATCTTTTTTATCTGTAGAAATTGCTCTAAAAATTTCATTTACACATCTACCTTTCTACTTAAAAATATTATGTTGAATTGCATATAAAAAAAAGCTTACTAAGCCTCCTACTGTTAATCCTACATACCATTTCAAAACAGATACAAGTTGCTTTAATTGATCACAAAGATTCTCCATTTTAGCATCTGTCCTGGATTGGCTTTGTTCTATTTTATCAATTCTCTTTGAATGGTCATTAAGCCTAATATCATGAACATTAATTTTTTCCTCTATCCTTTTATGTTTTTCTTCGCAGACTTTTAATTCCACATTACACCTCCAGTGATTTAAAAATAAGCAAAATAAAAAACACCTATTAGGTGCCTACTTTGCCTTTATAAAATTATTTATGTCGCTTTAATTATCTATTGTGTAACAACTTTTTCTGTAGTATCTTCTTTAGCAGTTGGGTTAAAGGTATAGAATACATTTAGTTTATTATTCATATCTTCCTTTTCATAGTAATTATTATCAATTAAATTTTTTAATAAATCATATAATATCATATTATTTACCTTCCTTTTCAAACCAGAAGGGCGCTCATAATAAGCTGAAAATTTTTGATTAACAGGTATTATGGATTTAATATTACTTTCTTGCTCCACATTACTTCTTATACTTTCTGCTTGAACTCTTATTCCACAAGCTAAAGTACTTGTAACAATAACTGAAAGTGCCATTAAACATGCTATTATTCTCTTTGATTTCATAACATATTCACCCTTCTAAAATGCTTTACTTGTATAGTCTATATTATAGTTATTCTACGTAAAAATGTAATTTCCATTCCATATATGTGATATATATGAAACTTTTTTGCATTTTAAATAAAATTATAATAAAAAGACTATCTGAAATCTTGCATTTCCTTATCACAATTTTTTCCTAAATCATAAAAGAAGTTCATATAATAATTATACAAACTTCTTTTATAAATTCCTAAACCTATTATTTAATTATAAAATTGGTACTATTCTTATTGATACACATTTTGAATTGCTACCGGCTCACTGTCAACGTAATAATGTACTTCTGCTCTTGTCCAATCATTATATGTTCCAAACCCAGCTCCATATCTTCCTCTTGTAGTTTTATCACTGCTAAGCATATCCACTTCTGTATTTCCATCATAAAATATTACTAGAGTTTTAAAATAATGAGTATCACCATCATATGAATTTATTTCAGTGTGAACTTGATTATAACCATCTTGATAAGTATTACATTTAAAATCTGACTTATTTATACGCCTACTTAAAGTAGTTAAACTCTGCGTATTATTTGGCATAGTAGATGCAGCTTTTACATTTGTAAAAGCTAAACCAGAAGATAAAATAACTCCACATAAAGTAGTAGTTAAAAACTTAATTTTTTTGTTCATGAAATCATTTCCTTTCCTTCAAAAATGTGCAATAAATATTACACTGTAAATGTTAACACTGTAGGAATTAAATGTAAAATTTTGAATTCAATCATATTTTGAATTTATTCATTCAAATCTACTGTTATATCCAAAAATACAGTTAAATTGATATTTTTTAAAAATATTGCATAAATTATCATGACTTTTTATATAGTTAATCAACTTCATAATTTTTTTGCTTTAAGTAAATTTATTTCTACTCAGTTTTAAACTTCTTTTGTATGTTCTAATATATAATCCTCTATAGCTTTTCTATAATCTTTATTAGTTACATCATCTAGGATGTATACCTTACCTGTCTTTGGATTTAAACCTTCATCTACTATTCTCTCCGCACATATTCTTACTATCACCATATTAACTTCCATTATAAAATACCTCCATCTAAATTATTGTCTGCTTGTAAAAGCAATTGATTTTCTAATTCTTGCTTTTCTCTTTTAAGTTTCTCTTCATTGGTTTCTACACGTTCCATATATTGTGTTATAACAATTAAATCTTTTAAGTTGCTAGTGTTTTTATTTTTAGAAATATCTATATGATATTCTATTGCATTTTTAAAATTATTTTCATTATAACTATACGGTAAATCTATGAAATCTATTTCTTTTGGTCTTAAATCTATATTTGAAGTTGTAACTATTTCACCGAACGAATTATTTAAAATAACACCTGTATTTTTATCAAATATTAATCTTTTACCAAATTGCATTTTATCACCCCTATTCTATTGCTACCCATTTAAAATTACTATGGATATATTGCAAAAATGAGCTTTGTTTAATAACAAATCCATTATTAGTTGCTGTTATATCATCTGTAAAATTAGTTGAAAATTGAAAATTATTGCCTGATCCTGCACCGGCACGTACTAAAAGCGTAGATCCTTTTAATTGGTCATATGTGTGCTGTCCTCCACATATAAAGCCATCACTAGTGTATATCATGTTTATTGTAAAATCTACATAATTGGGACTTCGATTTTCCCAACCAGATATTAATATAATACTTGGTTTAAAATCTAAATAAGATATTATATAGTTTTCTGTAAATTCAACTTCTGTAAGTTCTCCTTTAGCATACTTTTTACCTACATTTATATTAGCTACTTTATTTATTAAATTTAACAATGTTTCATTACCGGCTGATGGTTGTTCTTTAGCGGTTAAATTAGTAGCAAAAGTATTTTTCAATGTTTGAATTTTATCATGTTGTTGTTGAAAGGTATCAGTGGCCAACAATGGACTTCCAACAACGCTGGATATCAGATTCTTACCATTATTGGCATTTGTAAAAAGCTCATTTATAGCTCCTGTGATTGTTTTATCTTTAGTTAATCTTTTATTATCTGTCGTAATATCAGCCAAATCTGACTTAATACTAGTTATATTTTCCTCGTTTTTACTTACTCTTTTACTTAAATCTATCATATTACTATTTATTATCTGTATGTCTTTCTGTGTTGCTAATATAACTGTTGGATCTACTTTTAAAGTTACACTAGATGTATTACTTACTTCCAACATCATTCTTATAACCAAATCTTTTGTACTTCCATCTTGAGCCTGTGGTTTATATGTTTCTGGATATTTGCCTATGGCTAACATATTATTTTCATCATCAAAAACTCCAGCTTCACGTATCATAAACCCGCCAACTGAACTTGGTATTATAACTTCTATAACTACCCAGCTAGGATTGTTTTCATCTACCCTAATAGAATTTATATTGCCTTGCCATACTTCGTTAACTAAATCCTCCTGTTCTTCTGTTGGGTTATAATATTTTCCTTTACCATCCCCAACCTTAAGAGTTGTAAAATTAACTTTGTTTCCTAATGCAGTTGCATTAGCTATTTTCGCTTTACCTATTTTAGTTAGTATTGTATAAAATTGCTCTGCCATTAATTAAGCCTCCTTTCTAGGATATACTGTTATATTTTCTACTCCTGTATTGCTACCCATAGCTATATTAACTTTACCTCTAGATGTTATGTCTTTAGGCATCCATGGATATACAGTTATTTCCTCACCACTTGTTATAGCACTAGCATAATAAATATTAGTATTTATTTTTTGGACTAAAGTAGAACTTAACATCATATTACATGGAATTATATATCTAAAGTTATCTATTATTTCATTAAACATACTCCAATCAAAAGTATTTATTTCTACTTTTAATACATATTCATCATTAAGTACTTCAACTTTATAGTTACCCTTACCAAATATAGTGTTTAGCTTATATTCAAGTGCTCTATGAGTTATAGGCATCTTATCCATTTTTCTATTTTTAATTCTTAGCTTTCTAAACTCTAATGTATCATTTAATAAATCAGCTCTTATCTTAAATAGTGTTTCTCGATGCTTTATCCCATACTCTGTTGCTGTATCAACAAAGTTTTCTTTTAGGATTCTTTGTTGCCCTTTTTCTAATAACTCAAGCTCTCCATCTTCTGTAGAAGTAATTTGTTTAAATTCTTCTATATCAGATATTTGTGGCGGTAAAAAATCAATTAATTTCTTTTTCACTTAATATCACCTCTTTAAACATTGGAACTTCTTCAGTTCCTAAAGTTAAATTTTCCTCTTTATCATTTATTTTAGTGTTAAATAAATCAGCTACACCTTCTACATTCAAAATTCTAGCTTCAATTTGGCTAATCCTAACTATCGTATTATCCTCTTCATGCCATTGTTTTCTAAGGTTTAACAGATAATCTTTAATAACTTTTTCTATATCTTCTTGAACTTGACCAATAGTAAGTCCTCTCTTTAATAGAAGTTTGGTTGCTATAGTTATTTCTATATCTTTAGCACCTAATACAGTAACTACATGGCCTACTGGAGCAACACCAAAACCTTTGCCTTGGTTTGGTACTGGATCTAGTATAGTTTGTACCTTGTCTATTAATTCTATTGTAGGAACACTATAATCACTATCTAAAAATACTATCTTTACAGTTCCACCACCATTCCATATAGGAAATACCTTTACGGTTCCAACACCTTCAATAGCTCTAGTTCTAATTTTATAATCTGCTATGTTACCACCATAAGGTTTCTCATTTAAATGCTCTATATATCTATCATATAAACTCTGGTTACTTTCAACATCTTCTCCTGGTATAATAAGTTCTCCTAATGTAGCAATAGATAAATCCTCAATATATTCAATTGGTATTAACGGTCCTATTATAGAGTTTCCCTCTATACCTGTTGTTTCACATTGCATTTTATATAAACCAGTAGAAATTTTTTCTACTGCAATAAAATTAAAATCTTCGATAGAAAATCTACTATTCAAAGGAATGTCTATTAATTCATTTTCTTCGTTATAAAAGTATCCTTTTTTAATTGCATAAGTTGCTTTTTCTCTTTTAAGGCCTTCCTCTGCAACTCTTAAATCCAAAAGTTCATCTGGCATATCAGGGCTTGCAAAAGTACATTTTAAAAAATAATCCATATCTGAATACATTTTAGCAACTTCTTGAGCTGCTGGTGCTAAAGCATTATAAATTATAGAACCTTCTCTTTTGTCTAAATCATTAGATATTTTATTCATCATTCTATCTAAAATCACTTCTTCGGTTTGATCTTCAAACAACTACTATCTCACCACACTTTCAGTAAATTCTCCATAAATAGAAAAGACAGTGAATTCTACAAAAACACTGTCTCCATTGTATTTAAATATAAAATTATCAACATTGTTAATCCTATCATCTTGGCTTAAAGCTTCTTTTATTCTACGTTTAAATTCACTTTCCGCTATTGATTTATCCTTTCCAATAACTCCATCAAGTTCACTTCCATAGTTCCAACTATAGATAAGATACTCATATCTTTCTGTATTTAAGATTAATCTTATTGCTTGTTTTAAAGCTTCTTCACCATCTATAAATCCTACTATTCTATTATCTTTAATTTTATAAGTCTTTGTTGGTTCGATTATTTCTTCCATTTCTAGATCATCAGATATAACTGCTCCTTGTGGTAATATACTAACCTCACTCACACCTACACCACCTTATCTAAGATTACATACTGTTGGCCACCTTGAATTCTAAGCAATAAAACCTTATCTCCTTGTTTTAAACCTTCTCTAATTAATAATTTATCTAAAGATGTATTTAGGTTACTTTCAATAGAATTGTTTATATAAGTATGAGTATGTTTTAAATCTATTTCATATCTAATTAAGCTTTCAGGAATAATAAAAAAATCTCTATCTAATATAAGCTTTTGATCCACCTTTATTTTTAAATACTCTGCATTTATAACTTCACCAAAAGTTATTTCTACAGGTTTGCCAGCTCCTACTGCTCCCATACTTGCTTTTTTAATTGTATCCATCATTCCCATATCTACACCACCTTTAAATCAAAGTCCATTACTAAATTGCCTTTTTGAAACTTATGTGTAGCTTCTTCTATAAGGTAATACTGTTTTATTCCCTTTTCTTTTATATCCACATACACACCACTACCAGCTCTTAATTTTAAATCCGCTGCTATATCTGTGCTAATAACATCTTTTAATTTTAAAGTTTTAGTTTCTCTATTTTTAAGCTTTAATGCTGCATTAACCATCTCTTGAATCTGCGCCTTGTTCATTTTTTCATCTACTTTTTTGAAATACTGTAATCTTCCCCACCTAGCAATGTTTCTGCTATCTTGTGCTATATAAACATCTCTACCCTTAGTATCTTTATTATCTCTTACTATTTTAACTCTATTATAAGTATCACTATCTATACTATTTTTCCAATCATAATCTCCTAAGTTACTATCATCACTAATAACTACAGGTTGCTTCATGTTATTTATATTTTTTAAGTTTAAATATCCAAAATCATCATATAATGTATAAGTTCTTTTATTATTCATTAGGGTTTTTTCTAAAGAACTATATATTATATCTAGTAATTTTTTATCATCTTCTAATAACTGTGGTATGACATATCCTGTATCTTCTATAGTTCCTACTCTCAATCCTATATCTTTAGCAATTTGCATTAAAATTTGACTTGCTTTTTTATTTTTAAACACATAAGTATCATTAAATAAAAGATATCGTAATTGATCATAAGCAGTTACTTTTGTAATTGGATTTTTACTTCCTCCATTTTCAAATGCATATCCATAAAACACTGGATTACCATCTACTTTAAAACTTATTACATCACCATTATTTATAGTAATTTGCTTATCTTTTAATATTTCAAAATCCAAACTAGAGGGTTTATCTTTTCTTTTAGTTTTCCAAGTAACTTCGTTTGTTAATTCAGATATATCAAATACATTCCCATCTTTATTATCCAGTAACAATTGTATATTCAACCTATCACCACCTATGGAAGCCTTAAAACTTGTCCTGTATATATTAAATTAGGATTCTTAATTTTGTCTTTATTTAGATTATAAATTTGTGGCCACTTATTACCATCACCTAAATATCTTTTAGCTATATGCCACAACGTATCATTACCGCTAACTGTGTGTGTTTTAGGTTTATTAGTATTACTTGGTCTTGTAGCCTTGGAATTTGCTATTACTTTTTTCACAGATTGATTAGCTGCTGCAGTTTTTGGTGTTACTATAACTACTTTTTTAGCAGCATAGTTTTTATATCTTTTTAGTTCTATAGAATAATGTATATCTCCAACTTCCCCACCTTCTTCGCTAGGTTTAAAACTTTCTATAGTAAATAGATCATTTATCTCTAAAGGGCTACCAGTAAAGATGAATCTTATCTTTTGTTTTTTATCTCTCCATTCTCTAATTTTTGCAATATAAAAGCTCGGAGAGAATAATTGCTCCGAGCTTACATATGGCCCTTTATTTAATGGAAAGAAACTTTCAAAACTTATTTCAGTTAACTTCGGTAAATTTATTGTATTAATTTCACCTAAATTAATTATATCGTATGTTTTATTATTTCCATCTTCATCAAATTCAATTTTCTCTGGTAATACTGGGAGTATAAATCCTTCTTCACCATCATTAATTCCTAAATATATTTTATACATTAAGCATATACCCCCTCGGCGCTGTTAACTAATTCATTTTCCATGTAATTCTCTATTTTAGATATTATTTTATTTATGTCCGCTTCCTCCTTAATATCACCAGTAGTAACCTGTACTGTTGGGGTTAAAGTTACAAAGTTTTGTATACTTTCCATTTCTGCTAAATCCCTCATCATTTCTAGATGTTCATTAGAAATGTCTATTTTATCATCTATATTTTTAAGGTGATTGTTAGCATCTTTCAATCCTTTATTTCCACTTGGGGATTTACTACCTTTATTTTTACCATCATCTCCTGCAGTTCCTAATGTTCCTGGTCCTTGTGCTTTATTCCATGCTGCCATATCTGGCATTTTACCCATGTCTGGAATATTACCCTTATTAAATATATTTCCTAAATCAAATTTATCACCTATGTTTTTACCCACGCCATACCCTGAATCATATGCCTTACCATATTCAAACCTATCTAGATGCATTGCAGAAGAATCCATCTTTTGAAATTGAATTTTAGGTTTACCAACTAATTTATCAACAGCACCTTGAAGTCCACTTTGCCAATTACCTACTGCATTGGCAAGGTTCGAGCCGAATATCGTATCTATAGCGGAGGCTATACTTTTAAGTATCCCTAAAACTTCATCTGCCATTGCTGCAAATAGCCTAATTATAGAACCTATAGGATCATTAAATACATTAGCGAAGAACTCCGCAAATGCAGCAAAATGATTATAAAACAAAGCTATAATATCAACAACTAAATTATAAAATGCTACAAATAAATTTCCTATAAAAGCAAGTGCTACCATAAATGATCCTGCAATAACTCCAGTTGCTGAAATACTTGTACCCGCTAAATGATTCACACCTGCTACAGCTGCGTAAAATAAAGCTATTAATATAATTATTGCAATAATAATCCAAGTAATAGGACATACCGCTAATGCTGCATTTAATCCCTCTTGTGCAAATGTTAAAGCAATTACAGCCGCTGTTTCTGCCCAAGATGCAATAGTATGTCCAATTTTAGCTCCAATATCCATTATAGTTGTTAACCATGCAATTCCCATTGTTGCATTATAAGCTATCATTGCAGCTACAATTCCCCAAACAATAGGACTAATTATGCTCCAATTATCACTAACCGCTTGACCTAGCCATGTAACAATGTCTATAGCATCCATTATTAAATTCACAATTATATCCAAACCTACACTTATGCCATTAAAAAAACCTTCAAAACTTCCATTTTTAAATCCTTCATTTATTCTGCTAAGCAAAGGTTTTAAAACTTCTAACGCAGTTTCACTCGCCTGTGCAAACGCAGTCTCTATGTTTGATTTAAGGTTATTAAGTTGAGCTATCGCAGATTGATTAAATTCTTCCAAAGCTTTATCACTAGCACCTTTTTTAGCTAATAATTCATCAAACTTGCTTATAAACTCATCCATACTTTTAGATGACTTTAATATTTCTGCATCAGCTTTACCAAATCCAAATCTAGATTTTAAAGACATAAAGTCTCCTCCTAAAGCTTCTTTTAGCGCAAATCCTGCACCCTCTAAGCCTTGGGTTGGATCCAAAAATGCTAATTTTTCAGCCGTTTTATTTAAATCCATGAGTTTGTCTGTATTCTTTGTAAATTGAATAAAGCTTCTAGTTATAGTATTAAATTCTTTTAATCCATATACACTTTCATTAGCATATTTATTAAGATTCCCAAAAAAAGCTTTACCTACATCTTTATTACCTAACATACCACTTATAGTAATTAATTGTTGTTCTAACCTTGCTCCTCCACCTATGGTTAAGTCTAATCCTTTTTTAGCAGTTTGAAATCCTAAATAAGCACCTACTAAATTTTTTACTTTGCTTGTTAACCCATTTGCTTCGCTAGATCCTCTATTAAAAGAATCATTTAATCTATTTTGATTGTTTTGAGCTCTATCTTGCTCATTAACTAATTCTTGTAATCCGGCAGAAGCTCTTTGAATTGCTCCTCTTGCAGTATTTAAAGTATTTGTTATTCTTACATCTCTGTTCGCTGAATTGTTTAAATCATCCATAGCACTTATTGTTAGATTTAAAGCCTGTGTAACTTGCTGTAATGGTTTCGTCATTTGGTCAAACATTTTAAGAGCCGTTGATACTGTTGCCATCTTTACCTCCTTTCTAGCATAATAAAAGCACCCACATTAAAGTAAGTGCTTTTTTCTTTATTTATTTAATAGTTTATTTTTTTCTGAGGTAAATTCCTCTTGTGTTAATATTCCTTCATCTAATAATCCCTTTAATTTTATTAATTCGTCTGCCACAGATGTTTTGGTATTTATATTTTCATCACTAGTCTTCTGAGTAATTATAGACAACATTGAAAGTATTTCTTGAGCTGAAGAATATGCTGTTTTGTATATAAATGAGTTGGCCTTTGTTGGTGTCTTTATTAAATCTATGTAAACACTTGGATTACTAGTATCATTAACAGTTATTTTAATTCTTAAATTATTAATCACAGATTTAGTTTTCTTTTTACCAGTTACTCCACCAACAACTGCCCCAACTCCTCCTAATAACACACCACCAGCAACTGCTCTTCCAAGCCCACCTTTTGTTATACTATCACCATCCTGTAAAAGTTCATATTCTACAATATCACCAAAAGCATGTATTCTAGGATTAACTTTCTTACCTCCAAATCCATCTGGTATAAGCCATAATCCTTTTTGTTCATCAAATTCTATATAAGGTCCTATTTTTTTAGTAGTTGTAAAGTCAGCTACTAATTTTTTGTTATTTTTATTCTTTTCCATTTCAATTAATATTGCTTCTTTTGTTGTATTTTTATTTATTTTTACTTGAAAATTAATACTACACAAATGTAAACACTGTTTACAAATAAATCCGCTAGATATTTTCTTTTTTCCTTCTTCATTACCACAAATACAACAGTTTTCTTTGCTTTTAAAAAATAATCCCATGTTAGCATCCCCCTTATTAAATCATTTTAATAATAGCAAATAATGGGGGTTGTTTCAATATTATCTTTTTCTTTTAGCTTTATCAGCTTGTTTTTTTTCATTTTCTATATGCAAATCAATACTAGCGTATATAAAAGCTTTTTCCCTTCTATCTATTGGATATAGTGGAGATTTACCAGCTAATACTCCTGGCCTAATCTTTAATCTGTGGAGGGCATAGTGGGCATAATTAGCTTCACCATCCCCTCCCTTGATTAGTTTTTTGCTTCTTCTACTAACTCCTGTATACCTTTATCGTATCCATTTATTTCTATAACAGTGCTTGACCAGTCTGCATACTCACCATCAGTCATTCTTGACTTCATTGCATTTAAAAGCTCCTCTGCGCCCATTACTCCCCAAGCCTTTTGTAGTTCTGAATTTTTTAAATCCGGATGTATCGTAGTTTCTATTATTTGATTACTTACAAACTTATCCTGGTCAGTTTCAATCATTTTTTGACCCTTAACTAATTTTACCTTTTTGCATTTCTTTCTAAGTTCGTCACCTTTATCAGCACTTATCGGTTTAAATTTCATTTTCTTCTTTTTGCCACCTATAGTTATTTCTCTTTCTATTTCTTCTACTTCCTCAAAACTATCCATTAAAAAATCTTCAAAATTATTCATTATATACTCCTCCTATTAACCTAATACTGGCTTTCCAAATTTATCTAATAAGTCCACATCATCAAACGTGAATCCCATATCTTCTTCAAGTACCTCGGATTCTACATCAAACATTGCCATGGAAACTTCATCTAAATTACAATCTTTTAAAACTGTAGTTTGTTTCCCTATGCTACTTGTTGGATCTTCATTTGTAACACTCACATCAAAATATGTGTCCACTCCAGTTTTCATATACTTAATCATTAATTCTCTAAATAGAGAAGTCACATAATATACTGTCAATGTACCAGAACCGCTCCAGCCAGCTGCTTTATGTTGTTCTCCTCTTTTTCCTAAAGTTTTTACTTCTGTTTTTTTCTTTTCTACTTTTGATTCTAATTTTTTAGCATAGAATAGTTCTTCATTTCTACCATCTACCGTTAAGAATGCTCTAGCTTCTTGTCCACTTATTGTATCTCCTGCTTTAAGAAATCCCATTTACTATTCCACCTCCACATCCATGTATAGTTTTTCCATAGCATCTATTGGTTGTACCCCCATTCTAGCTACTACAGAATCTTTATCTTGTCCTCTTTTAATTTCAACATCCTCTGGTACAACATTTTCAAGTGCTCCAATTCCCTGTAATTTTTCTAAAAACTTAATTACATCCTTTTTATATAAGTTTCTTCCATCTTCGCCATTATCACCTTTACCGATATAGCTAGTTTCCCATAATAACCTAGTGCCATTATTTACTTCAAAAAGTGTACGAACCACTCTATTTTTTCTATAATCTTTTCCCTTATCTTCTGTAAAAGATTTAAATGTGTTAACATCCTGTTCTATTACTACTCTTCTATTACTAATAGTAAAGACTATTTCTCCGTTTAATAAAGCTTCTTCTATTTCCCTGTTGGTGTATTTAGTATCTACATCAATAGCTCCTGGATATTCCAGGTAAGTGTTTGATTGATTTACATTTGCTCCAGCAGTAGCTCCGGTTACAAATGCAATTGCTTGATTGGATTTTATTACTGTATTATCACTTAAAATTACACCATTCTTTACGCTAATAACATTTTCAGTATCAGCTTCTGGATAATTTTCTAATACTACTTGCACCTGCCTACCATCTTCTTTAAGTCTTTTTATAAATGTAGTTGCTACTGCCTTGATAACAGGATCCTTGGTTGGAATACCCACAGCATGAAATTCATAAGGTTCAATAGTTGCCAAATAATCTGTATAACCTTGGTTAGTAACACTACCATCGGATCCGCCTTTAAGCGGTAACCCAGCAGTAGTTTTTAATTCCCCAGTGCCTTTGAAATCAACATAATCATTAGGCTTCAAATCTTCTATATTTTTAACTAATTGCTTATCCACCTTATTTCCTTCAAATATAGTAATAACTTCAAAACTTTCTGTAAAATCTATACTGTTTTGAATCACTACAGTAATATTATTTCCTTTCGTTCCAGTGCATTTAGCATTTATAGTTAATCCTTCTAATGCAGCAGTAGCCTTAGTTCCTTCATTAAGTCTATACAATAAAAGTATCTTAGCTTTCTTTAATACTTCTCTAATAAGCAATGCACTTTCATCAGCTATATTTATACCTAGTACTTTAGATAAATCATCATCAGCATGTATAGTAATAATTTCTTTTTCAGGTCCCCATGGTAATTCCAATGGTAGACTTGCAATTCCTCTTTCACCTATTGGTGTTTGACCGTTTTTCTTTGACTTAAAATTTATATAAGCCCCTGGTCTAATTTTGTTTTGTCTTTCCCAAGTTCCACCAGCCATACTATTTCACCTCTTTCTTATTAAAGTCTTCTAAGAGTTTATTTACTTCTTTTAAGCTATACTGTTCATCTTTTAATAAAGCTTTAAGTATATCTATTTCTATTACTGTAAACTGTTTTGAATTTACTATTTGTTCTTTGGTAAATTTAATTTCCTGTTCTTTATCTGCCATTTAAATATACCTCCTGTTTCAATTTATTCATTTTAGGAGCTTCTTCAATCTCTTTTAAAACATGATAATTAAATTGCAACATGAAGTGTAAAACTCCATCTATAACCTCATGTGTCATTTCATTAGCCCTATACAAACTATTATTTGTTTTTATATATTCAAGCACCTCATAAAGCTTATCAGTCATATCATTACAATCATTATTTAAATCCTCTTTATCACTAAAATAATGAATGTTGAATGATATATTTTTCTTATACCTAATATTAAGTTCTTTATTCTGTCCTGAAGATAAAACCTTAATAAAAAAACAAGGCTCTTCAAAACCTTGCTTAATCTCTTCGCCATATATATTTATGTTAGGAAATTCTTTATCCAATGTTTGGTTAATTCCTATTCTTAAATCATTTATATTTGCCATTTTATAACCTACCATTAAGTATTTGATTTAATAATTCTACTTGTTTTCTTTCTAAAAACTTAGGTAGCTGCCTTTCTATTTCTTGCATTGATATTGTGGCCATAAATCTACCTTCGACCCAGCCTTTATGATTTTTAGTTCTGTGTCCATATTCCACATAACTTGCATATTCAGTATTATTAAATATTTCAACTATATATGCATCACCTTGCTTTACTACATTTCCCACTTGCCAATTACGTCTTAAATGTCCTCCTGTTTTGGAGCTACTAGTTGTAAAACTTACCTCTTTACCATCCTTTGTTGTAAAGGACACTTGATTACTATAAACACCTACTGGAGTTCTCTTTTTAATCTTTCTTTCAGCTCTAAATGCCATCTCCAACAAAAATTCTCTTATCCATCTTTCAATTACTCTTTCATCAAGTGCCTTTTGAAAACTCTTGGCCATCTTCTTAAAATCAGAATAATCAAAACTAGCTAATCTAGCCATTAAGCTTTATCCTCTTTATTTAAAATAACCTCCTGGTGTGTATAATAAGGAAATCCTTCTCCAGCTTTATATTTAGTTATAATCCCAAATTGGTTAGTAATTTCTATTTCATCACCTTGTTTAATTTCAACTTCAGGATCTATAAAAAGTTTAATCTCATATAGAACTTTGTTTACTGTATCGGTTTGGTTATTTTTCGATAAACTTTGTTTTGATACTTTGCAAGATTGTTTTTCATATTTTATTTTTGGTATTAATTTAGTTTCTTTAGTAATAGGATCTTTAACTTTTTCTTTTCCTCCAGTTATATTACAAGTACAATCATATAAACTTTCAATAGCCTTTCTCGCTTGTTTCCTAGCTTTCTCTATACTTTTAAACATATTACCAAACCAACTTTCTATATTTATTAAGTTTAGCTCTATAGTCTTTTACTAGGCTATCCTTAAATTCAGCATTATCAGTTCCATAGCTTATAGAAGTATCCCCTTCACTTATAGAGGAAATGGAACCCAAAGAATTCTCTTCTTCCCCTAGGTTATCATTTCTATATATATCTATAGACATTCTTAAAATAGTATTATTTAATCTTTCTGGGATTTCTTTTATGTGACAATAATCCCTTATTGTTTGTTCAGCATCCTCTATTGCGAATTGCAATGAAAAATCCTTGGAGTCATCATCCAAGGATATACCTAAAAGTTTTTTTAATTTTTCTAGTGGAGTCATTAAACTCACATCCAATCTATTAACCTCTTGAAATAATTCTAGCTATTGCAATAGCTTTATGATCTATATATTGTTTAGCATTTCCTGAACCACCATCATTAACAAGCTCCCAGTTAGCACCATTAGCAAGTTCTTCATCTGTTGGTGATAATGTTGTTTGGGATTTCTTTATATAAGAAATTCCATAAGGTGCAAAACATTTTCTTTGACGTGAATATAGAGTATCTTGACCACCATTTG